ACAAAGCCTTTTTGCTCTTTTTGGCACTTGCGTATACCAACGGCTATCAGCCATTTGTGCCGCAGCTTCTTTCCAATCGCCATCCTTTACAGCTTGTATCTTCTTTTTAAACTTGCTGTAACGTGGAAATCCCAAATTAAACATCATATTCGAGCATATTAACTGCACTTCCTCTGGCAATTTAAACCAATCATCATAAACCTTTTTGCAGTCATTAATTGTAATTTGAATGTCTTGATCGAATAACTCATTGCATCTTTCTTCGGTTATTGGAGAGCCAAGCGGCATATCAAATTCTTCATCATCTTCTCGGCAAAGATGTCCAATCGCTACTGTTTTTAAACCTAAATGATCGAGGTATGTTACTAGCTTCACACCCTCATCAACAGTAAGTTGCTCACGCAGTTTTACTATGTCCATGATTTTTCCTATTGGTTTTGCAGCAAGCCAGAGCCTAGCAATCTATTGCTATAAGATTGTTTAGTTGGTTGCTGTGGGTTTACTAATTCTGGGCCAACCATTGCAGCAGAAAAATCTCTGTTTTTATTTGTTATTGCAGATAATCCACCTTCAAATCCTGATTGTGTTAAAAGTCCAGATAAAGCAACAATAGCCGCCCTACTTCTAGGCTTTAACTTTGTAACCTGTTTCATGGCATCTTTGCCAGTTTGCGTAGTTAGTATTTCTGCTAAACGGCCTGCATATTTATCTGAATTAATAGCTTTTAAATAGCCTGCAACTCTACTTGGCGTATTCCAAAATTCTAAAGTTTCAATAACAGGTGCTACAATACCAGAACCTTCTCTCAAAATATCTTTTTGTGCCGCTTGTGCAAAAGCTGTAAAACTTTCTTTACCCATAGCAACACCAGTTGCATTTAAAGTATCTAATAACCAAAAAAACTCTTTAACAGATTCACCTCCACCTAATGCCTCTTTTAATATATTCGCTGCATTGGGTGTGCCACCAATTTTATTCCTAAAGTAACTTCCTATGTTTGGTTTTTTACCATCAGCATGAGTTGGTATGCTTTCTAATGTTTCTTGTAGGTATGATCTAACTATGCCATTAAATGAATCTACTTGCCCTGTTTTTACAAAAGCCTGTCTAGCCGCTTTAACAGTAGCACCATCTGATGTTTTAGGATTAAACATAACATTTGTTATATTCATCTCTTTATTTATCTTTTTAAGTTTAGCAGCTTGTCCAACAGAACTTTCTGTCAGTGCTGTAATTTTTGGCATATCTTCAGCATATATTGCTCTTGCCTGTTTATACGCATCACTTGAATTTTCTAAAGTTTCTATAAGCTGTTTATGTATATCAGATAATTGATTTGCAGCATTGTCTCTACCATTTCTTCTAAGAACTTTTATACTGTCAAATATTGATTTCTGTGCAGTGTCTAAACCAATTAAAGAATCATCAGCAACCTTTTTATAAGTAATTTTACCATCCTTAACTGCACTTGGCACTTTAACTTGCAGATCATTAATAGCTTTTTGTAATGGCCCTTTTAAAGAACTTTTAGTTGTTAACTGCATTTCTTTTATTTGATCTATTAATGGATTTATATTGATGCCAGTAACTTGTTCTGCTTCTTTATACAGAGGATTTGCTTGTAATCTTAACGCTTGTTTTTCAGCTTTAATTACAGATTCAGCACCTCTAACACCTGCCATTCTTGCAGCAGAAGCATCAAGCATAGGTGAAATAATATCAAACTGTTTATATAAAGCATCTCTTACTTTTTTGTTTCTAATCTCATAAAATTCATCTAATAACTCAGCAGCTTCTGGTCTGCTCATTAAAACTTTTTGCCTAGTAATCAGACTCGGCAATCTTGTCTGTTCACCCATTGTTGTAGGTACATCAAACTGTTCTGAACCACTAGCAACTCTCTGGCTTAATTCACCTCTTGTCATAGACATAGAAGGGTCTGTTATTGCACCCTCTGGAGCAGGGCCTTTTAATTGCTTTGCATCTGTAGCAAAACGCCCTCTATTTATAGCCATAGATGCTAGTTCACCAATTGCTTGTCCGCCTGCACCTAAAGCAGTTTCAACACCTATCATGGCAGGGTTTATATTTTCACCACTTCCAAACTGTTGTCCTAATTTTTGTTTACCTAACTCAGCACCGCCACTAAGCAATCCTGCTGTTGCTATTCCTAAACCAGGCGATCCAATTAAAGCCGCAGGAAGAGCCGCTGCTGACTGAACTACTGGGCCAGTTGCAGATGCTAAAGTTTCTGGTATTTCTCTTAATGCTGCACCAACTTTACCTGCTACTCCTGGCTTTTCACCAATAGCTGATAAAGGTAGGTTTTCATAATATTTCTTACCATCGTCACCAACAAAATATATTTTATTACCTTCTATGCCGTAGCGTGATAATGCCCTTTCAAGTGGCTCATTAGGAAATCTGTTTTGTGCAAAGATAGCCACCTGACCTGGAACTGTACTTGCAAAAGATGCCTTAGCCACTGTCGATATAGGAGCAGGTTTATCTGCACTAATAAGAACATCTTTAGACATAGGCACAGATGTCTCTGGTGTAGCAGATAATTTTGCTCCTAAAAGCATATCACTATATTTTCCCATTAAAATACCAATCCAAATTCTGTTGTTAATTGTTGCAATACAAATGCTTCAACTTGTTCATCTGTTGCATCTTTGTTTAATGCTTTAAATTCACCTTGTATTTCTTCTGCTCTTTCATCTATTAATTTATCAACCTGTGACAATGGCATAACTTTCTGTAAGGCTTTGTTAGGATCATCTTTATCTATTTTTTCTGGTAGCAAACCATTTTTAAGAATGTATGATTTTCTTGCCAAACCACGCCTTGCAATTTTTATTGCCTGTTCTAGTTTAGACTGTGCTAAAGAAGGACTGTCTTTTTGAGTTGGTATAAATTGATCTGCTCTGCCACTTTCTCCAGTAGACAATGCCGCACCATATAAAGCATTTATTTCAGCCGCAGCAACTCTTGACATTTCAGACATAAAATCACGATATTCTTTAAATTTTGCTGCTTCTTCTGGATTTGATAAATTACCTCTTTCTAACAAGCCTTGAAATTTTGCACCAAATTGTGTTTGTAGTGTAAAAAATTCTGGCTTAAAAGAATTGGCTAAACTGCTTAAATTAGAAACCCTACCTGCTAACTGTTCTATATCAGCTTCAATAGTGCCTTGTGTTCTTTTAGAAATTTTTGATGTGTCACCACTACCAGACAATCCTTCTGTTATCGAAATACCACCATCAGCATCAACACTTACTTTCATGCCTCTAACAATAGGCACAAGTTTCTCATTATCTAAAACTTGTTGATCTGTTGCAAATACAACTGTTTTTGTTTCAGTATTGTAAGCTGATTTTGCATTAGGTTTATCTGTTGGTGGTTTGTTTATAACTTCATAGCCAGTAATCTCACCATTGGTTTTTTTAACTTCCATAGTAAATCCTGATAGATTTGGACTTACTTTACTGCCATCAACTATTGCTGCTGATTTCTTTGTAGTGGGTGTTATCTTAGATAATGTAAGATTAGAGATTGATTCTTTTCCAAATGGCCCTTTAGAAACAACAGCAGCACCTGCCATGTTTGGTACATCTGTTATTGCTTGAATAGATTGTTTTGGTGCTAAAGCACTTCCTAATACTAAGTTTGCTATTTGTGCGTTACTTGATTCTGTGGCTGTTGTTGGCAATAAAGCTGATATAGTGTTTCTAATATTTTCATCTTGAATATTACCTAAGATACTGGCACGATTTTTCTGCAAGTTTTCTTGCCGTGTTGTCTCCTGCCCTTCAAGCCTATCGAGTGACTTCTTCTGCAACATTGCCCCTACCAAAGATTGAGAAAGCCGCCCTATTCCCTCGAGAGGACTCCTTACACTGCCTCCACGCATGCCTTGTTTCATTAAGGTGTCAGCAAGCGTATTTCTTGGATCAAGCTGATATGCCTTGTTTAAATCTTGAAATCTAAATGATGGCCCTGCACCTGTAGCCTGTGCCTGCGTTTGTGCTGCACTAGTATTGGCTAATGGCTGAATATTTGCCGCAGGTTGATTATTCATACTTAACATAGCAGCAGCTAAAGGATTTGTTTTTTGTAATTGATTTAAAATAGTCGCTTGTTGCGGTTGATTAAATGCCATAAATCTTTGTCTTTGCTGCGGACTTACTTGTCCAAATCCTAATGCTGTTGCCATGTTTTTTCCTTATCGTAAAAGATACGCAGAACCAAGTGATCCTGCTAAGTCAAATAATCCGCCCATACCAGAGCCATAATTAGCCATGCCTTGATTGTAGGCGTTCATTGCACCTTGCTGTGCAAGCTGATTTGCCCCTAATGTATTCACGGCACTTGGAGCAAAGAATGTTGGTTGCTGTATTTGTGGGCCACCTAACAAGGCTGCGAGTTCATTAAACTGTTGCCCTCGTAATCCCATTCTTTCATTTAACTGTGCTTGCCGTTGTTGGTTCTGTAATTCATTAGCCCTCATCTGGTCAGCTACGGCTTGTTGTCGTGCTTGATTTTGCTGTGCTACATTAGCCGCTTGTTGTCCAAAGGCTTGTTGCTGTCCTGCTAATCCAAACTCACCTTGAGCGGCTCGTTCCTGAAATCCTTGCCCTCTTGCCTGATTAGCTAAGTTTGCCTGTGCTAACCTGTTTGAAAGTTCCTGTTGTATCGCCTGATTTTGTAAACTGGCCTGTTGCCCTGCTTCACCAAATAATTGCCCTCTGGCTTGTGAGGCTTGCCCAAACAGTCTGGATGCTTCTTGACCACCCATAATATCGGCCTGTTGTGCTAATCTCTGCTTTTGTTCGCCCTGACTTCTATCCAATCGATCTAAAGCACTTGAATAGGCTTCACCACCAATCGGCAAACCACGATCTGCCAAGTTCTGTTCCAACTGCTGTCTCTGTGCAGTAAATTCTGGCTGTAATAAACCAAGCTGTCTTTGATAAACTGTATTTGAAACATTCTGTCGTGTGTCTTCAAAGTCTGTTGGCAGTGTCGGTAAGCCTGTTGTATCCAGTGATCTTTGTAATGGGTCAGCACCTGCAACGCTTGATTGCATAGCAGGTAACGCATCAAGATTTAAGGAAGTTGGCCCTGTTCCTGCACCTGGTAATTGCGATTCAAAGGCAGGAAGGTTTGTTGCATCTTGATAAGAATATTCAGGTAAATCAGATGTTGTCATTGGCCCTGTGAATGGATTAGTTGGATCAGCTTGGTCAAAACTTTCTTGTTGCATGGAAGCGCCAAATTGCTCGCCAGTACTATAATCCATTGGCATTAAGACAGGATCATAATCTTCCCTTTTTATTCTTGGGTCTGTGGTCTGGGGCTGTTGACCAGGTGCTATAGAATAAGTTGTTGGCAACCCTAATCTTTGATTTGCAATATTGCCTAAACCAAGACCAACATTTTCCTGTAACATTCTAAGTTGTGACTGAAAAGGTGTCTCTTGTGTAAAGGCTGCCGCCATCCCATCTTCTGGAACTGCACCTTGCACAAATTGTCCTTGATCGCCAACTGAACCAAACAATAAATTGCCATAAGGTGAAAACTGCGTAATCCTGTTAGCAGCCGCATCTTGTTGGATTAACTGATTTGGATCAACAACTGGCGGTGCTGATGGTCTTGATTTTCCCATTTTTATGTTCCTTATAATTTAGCCATTTACATTCGTCTTTTAACATTCCCAACAACACAGCATCATGCGGTGGAAACATCTGTCTTAATAAGCCTTCTTTTTGAAAGCCTAATTTTTTTGCAAGTTGTATAGATTCTTTGTTATTATCTTTTGCGGTAACCAGTATTCTATGGCAGTTACATTGCTTGAAAGGATATGCAAATAAAGCATACAATACCGATTTATTCGCCCAGTTCTTATCTTCAACAGCAATAGAAGCGTGTATTTGACCATCTGCCAATGAATGGTAAACAACTCCTGCAACAAGTTTTGTATCTTTTAAAACACCAATCGCCTTGCAGTCTCTAAAGTTAATATCGCTAATCTTTGATTGCACCCAAGTACAGACAAAGGCATCGGAATTAACTAATAATTTAATCATTGCTGTCCTTTAAGCCACCAAGCCACATAACCCACAACTAATAAGCCACCGACAATCACGATAAAAAGAATGCTTAATAAAACATTGCGAACAAGTTTTTCCATTGCCTGTTTCTGTTCTTCTTTAGCTTTTTGCCTTTTCTTGCGGCAGTCTGTTTGGTATTTGATCCAATCTGTATACATGCCACTTCGGCCATATAGCTGCATCATTTCACGCAATTCTTCACGTTGAGCATTGACTTTTTCTAAAGCCATAAACTCTTCAATATCATCTGTATCTTTGCCTAACAGTTTGCTAAAAATTGAGTTTTGTTTAGCATTGGCTCTCTCTCTTAATTCTTCTTCACCATTTATTAGCTTTGAGATGGCCGTTCCTGCACTGGCTAAATCTTTTCCGTGTGCAATCGTGGTCTTTATCGTAGCCATAGCGGCATTAATGGCTGCGAGTTCAGCTAACATTTTATCTCTCTTAATTTAAAGGTTTAGTTAAGAAATAAAACAAATAAGCTGGCTGCTGACGAGAAGACTGTTACAGTGCTAAATAAGATTAATGTTTCCATTCTGAATATACGTTTATCGGTTTTTTCTAATTGATTAAGAATAGCTTTATAACGAACCTCGCATTCACGCTCGTGGGCTTGCAATTCGCTATCAACAACTTGTACGGACTTTCTTGCCATTACTCTGCTGCTTGTGGCTCTTCTTGCTTTTTAATGTCAGTAACAAGATCATTGCTGTAGGCATTTTTACAGGTAATTAACTGCTCTAAATCCTTTTGCGTATTAATGATCTTTCGCTGCAAATCAATACAATGATGAGCCAAGCCTTTTTGCCTATCGCTTAAATCATCAAGTTTGTATTCTTTATCGTCTATTGTAATTGTACTCATCTACGCATCCTCCAATGCTTTTACTCTTAATGTTAATGCTGTAATAGCATCTTCTTGTCTTTTACAAATATTTACAAGGTGTGCTACAATTCTGTCATAATGGACACTTTCTGCTACTGGAGTGTCTAACTTTTTTGACTCTTGTTTTTGAACACCATCTATTAAGATTTTTTTACCGTCACTATCAACCGAATCTACAAATTCCGTAGTGCGATAATGCACTAATCGTGGGTCAATTTTTTCAACTTCTTCTGCAATAAATCCCCAATGTGACCAATCAGCATCTCCAGATATTTTCATCGTGTCTGGATTATCTTTATAATAAACTGGTCTTAAATTAAGAATGGCATCTGCATACTTATCTTCCATTGTTTCAATATTTTTCTTATATTTTTCGGAAGATGATGAACGCATAACATCGCCATCACTATCAACAACAACAGCAGTACCAGACCCAGTTTGGTTATACACACCTAATGCACGAATATACCCAGTGTCAAAAATAACCATTCTTTGTGCCACAGTCGCTGAACCATCTGGAGATGTATGAAACTCTAAAGATGTTGGTAAATCACCACTTCCAGGAGTACCATTGACTATTCCACGAATCATTGCACCAGAATTAAAGCCACTGCCAGTTGCACCTTGAAACCATAGTTGCCCTAAAACATCACTACTCGCTACAGTTGTATATGAATTTTGAGAAGAACCTCTTGATTTTCTAAAAGTAATTCCAGGGCCACCAGCATCACCACCTAGAAATCTTTCTATATATTGAAACCCACTAGAACTTGCTATGTGTAAAAGAGCATCAGGAGCAGAAACACCTATTCCAACAGTGTTAGTACCACCATTAACAAAAAGCATATTTTCCTCGCCATTAGATTCAACTCTGAAGTCTTTATCAGCACTACCTTCATTTAAAACTGTACCACTTGAAGTTTCCACTACAACAGTACCAGTAGCATCTGGTAATGTTATGGTTCTGTCGGCAGATGGCGTTGCTGGTACTAGGTTTACATCATAACTTGTACCACCATGTTGATACCATTGTATCGTATTCTCATTCATCAAATATAAATGAGATTTCGCAAATGAGTATGATAAAAATTGTGAACCAGAATTTATGTAATGAAATTCGATATGTCCATCTTCTGTGCCATCAGATACATCTGACGCTCTGCCAACGATTGCTGCATACCGAACATCTTGAGAGTTATCATTTCGTCCATTAAATTCAATCATACCAAGATAATCCCAATCGGCTGGACTACTAGAATTTCTGTATAAATTTAGCTTTGGGTCACCCCCACTACCAGAATCTGTAGAGGTAATGGTTACATCGCCTGCTACAGTTAAAAGACCATCAGCTACAGTCATCAAATCAGTATCGTCTGTATGTCCTATGGTAGTTCCATTTATAAGAACGTCATCAATGTCTAACGATCCACCAGAAATTAATCCAGTTGTAGTGATGGCTGAAGAGCCTGTGTCAATAGTTCCAAAACCACTTGTTATACTACCTGAGTCTAATGCTCCTACTGAAACTAAACCAGTAGCAGTTGTTATAGAATTTTGTGTTGCTGTGGCTACTGTACCTGTCAAGTTACCTGCAACATTACCTGTTACAGCACCTGTTAATGCTCCAATAAACCCTGTAGCAGTTACTTTGCCTGTACTTGGGTTGTAAGTTAATGTTCCATCTGATTCAAGACCTATATTACCGCCATCAACATCACCACCTGCTGTAAATATGATAGCGTTATCTTCATTTGTACTTTCATTATCCGTAATTGTTACTGTTGTTGCAACTGCTGCTGTCGTTGCGTTTGTTACAGTCACGCCTGCAATTACAGTATTCAATGCTGTTCCGCCAACTGTTATAGCATCAGCTTCAAGCGTGCCGTCTATATCAGCATCTCCAGATACATCCAATGATCCTGCATCTAACTCACCTGTCAGCGTTATGTTTCTAAAACTTGCAGCATCTTTGTTAGCATCGACAACCACAGCTTTACTAGCGGCAACTGTACCTGCGGTAATACCATCGAGCATCTCTAATTCTGCTTCTGATAATACTGCTCCAGAACCTAATGTCAGTGAACCGCCTACTGTTAAATTACCTGCAACGGCAGTTGTGGAACTGGCTACTGTGGAGTTTGGAGTAAGGGTTAGTTGTGCAACATAAGTATGGGCTGAATTAATATCATTGCCTATTGTTAAAACACCGCCATCAGCAATGCCTAATTTCCATTCATCACCTGCATCATCACCTTGATCGGCTGCTAAAACCATTGAGAAAACAGCACCCTCAACATTGGAAGTCACCATCAATGAATCTCTGGTGGTTTCATCGTACTGAATTGTATAATCAGAATTTGTGCCGAGTGTCACCGCTTTGTTGTCAACTACCGATATACCAAAAGCAAAAGGCACAGTCGCTGTTGTGGTCTGCGTACCATCTTTTAAAACGGCTGTTGTAAGGGCTGTGGCTATGCCGTCAAACTCAGCATCCATACGATCTGCACGAATCTTAACACCTGCATCTCTGTCGGTTGTCCAATCGTAAAGTCTTGAAAATGTGCCTGAACTGTATGCCATTAGAATGGGCCTCCTGGTAAGTATGTAAAGTTAGCAGCAATAAAGCTGACCGATTGTGAACTTGTTGCCACCTTGATACGCACTGCTGCACTTCTACCAAGTCGGCTTGTGGATTTTCGTCTTTGTGTTATGCCTGCACCTGCCTGATCAGCCCAATGGAAATCATCCCATGAAGCCTCATCCCATGTCGCCAGTTCAGATGCAAAACTTGTTGTACTTAAATTAAGTGCCGATACAGGCTCTTGATCAACCGCAATACCAAAATCAAAACTAACAGTAGTGCTTGCCTCTAGCATGGGTGCAACGGATGAAAAGCGTTTTATTGATGACCTGTCACCGAAATAGTTATAAGCAGTAGCAACATCACCAGTAATAGCATCTGAAACATCTGCAAAGCCTCCCATTTTAAAAACTACACCGGATGCACCACCAAAATAAGTATCGCCATTATAACTGCCCCAAACCCTTGCAGGTAACGCTTCAAAAACGCACCAGGCATTAATTATAGGGTTAAAAACGTGCTGATTATAAGGATCGTTTGTATCGCCTGTAGGGTAGTTAAAATATATTTTTGTGCCATCTGGTGAAACAAATGTCTGCCATCCTGTCGTTGATCCAGTTGAAGCAACTTGTGCAATTACTGTTCCTCGTATCTTTTCAGATAACGCTGCCGCCCTAGTGCCTATGACATCGTTTTTCATTACCTGCGATAAAGCAATATAACCTTCTTTGGTTGATACTGCGACATCACCGCCAAACTTCGCAACGCATCTTGGCTCATTTACTGGTTCAGCAATCCTAAATGTACCTATTAAACTAAAACCACTGCCAGGATTAGAACCGGAGTAAACTAATACCTGTCCACTTGATAATATAATTGCCAGTAAATCATCTAAGCCCTCACCACCATCAATCGTGATTGTAGCCATAGAAATAATATTACCACCCTTATCGGCAACAACACCTAAATTAAACAAAGTCATGTTGCCAGAAAAGGTATCTACTGTAGCAGAATAAAAGAACGATTGATCTGTACCTCGCCACCAGTAAATTCTGTTTTTGTGTGCATGGACACCTTTTAAAGTGCCTTGTGCAGAACTGTCGGATAAGGTTAGCGATATATCTGCCGCACTGCTACCATCCCAACTAAATTGCTCTGCACCATTAGCAAAAATAGTTCTGCCGTTAAAAGCTGTAGTCTGCGATCTGCCATTAGATAAACCTGTCTTTTTACTTACAGCACTGCCTGTATCTATCTGATATAATGTACCATTTGATCCAATAGCTAAGAGTTGACGGTTACTTCCTGCATTATGTTCAACCAAAGTCTCAACATCACCGCTACCGATTGAGGTGCAGAACGAGGTGTAACCCTCTCTTAATGTTACCTTTTCTACTGTTGGAAAAAAGTTTGACATAACGATTGCATCAGTCGGTTTCATTAAATCAACAGAGTCACGGCTGTTTAATCCACCAAAAGGTGCAGGGATAGAAACAGACTTTACTTTGTAACGACTAGCTGATTTTAAAGGCTGTAACATTCATTAAGTTCCGTAATTTCCATCATTTAGATTGTAACTGTAAGGTGAGACAATAAGCCTTCTGGCATCATCCATTGATAGAATAGGTGATGAACCTTGCCGTGAAATAGCCTGTCTTAATTCTAATTGGTATTGTCTGTAATCTTCAGCATGATCTAAGCCATGTGCCTGTTTAAAACGCCATGTCAGCCCTAATTCAAACAGACTTTCATCGAGTATGCCAGTATCTGTATCAGCCGCCCAAGCAGCTTGTCCAGTGCCACCAGATGATTGCGAATAATAGGATGATACATATTCAAAACCAATGGTCTGTGTTGACGATGGTGTTGGGTCAATCTCAAACTTTAATGCATTGGATGCGGCTTTTAATCGGAACTTTTCAGTCGTACCAGAAGAGGCCGTTCCATAATTTTGCAGTTGATATTCAGCAGGCGTTAATGGGCCAGAAAATATGTCATTGTCGGATCGGTTGTATACTGTTTCATTTACCAATCGATCAAAGTCAGCAGGCAAGGCATAAGCAGCCGTACCGCTAGATGTGGAAAAGGTATGTTCTTTTAACAAGATAGGCCATGCTGTTGCTCGCATTAATTGCGTACCTTCCCTTTTTGCCAAAGCGAGTAATTGCCTGGCTATGGGATCGGTGTTGTCAATAACTGTTGTCGGCCTTTCAAAGCCTGTAAAGTCAGCAACATTCTGGCATATCGTAAGAAGTGTCATTATTCAGCCTTTTCGGTTTCTTTAGGTTTAGGAACTGCTTTTGGCTTTTTACTTTCTGCCGCCATGTGCAATTCAGCTATTCTTTGTAATTCTATATAAACATCACCCATTGCCAACAAGTTAGGCTTTTTTGCCTTTGCCAGTTCTTCAATGGTTTCTATGTTTTTTAATTCTAATTCAATTCGCTTGTCTTCCGTAATACCAGGCAAGGAAGTT